GTGATATAGGAAATTATTTTAGAACTACACATAATTGTAGTATTACATTCACAGAAGGCAGAAAAGAATATCTACCTATAATTCGGTCAAAAAATCCAAATAGTGAAATACATCAATTAAATCATGAAGAAAACTGGAACCTAAACAAAAAATTTGATATTGTGATAAATTTTGGATTACTTTATCACCTTTATAATTGGAAACAAGATTTAATTTGTTCACTGAATCATACTGACATTTTGGTTTTAGAAACGGAAGTAGCAGATTCGGATAAGCCCCTCTTCGAATATGAATTTACCGATAGAAATGGTTACGACCAATCGATAACAGAAACTAGAAGAGTTAAAAGAGTTTCTGCAAACCACATAGAACATGTTTTAGAAGAAAACAATTTTTCGTTTGTTAGGTATGATGATGAAGATTTAAATTCAACAATGCACATTTATGATTGGAAAGTATCAGGATCATCTGAAAAAGAAAATTTGGATCCCAATAATGACATGGGTAGAAGAAGATTCTGGATAGCAAAAAGAAAATGAAAATAGCGATGGTTACTGGCGGTCAACCAAGATTCAGAGGTGCATGGACAACAAATTTTACATCATTATCAAGTGACAATGAACTATACCTTTACATGTATCTATGGAAAGATTATGGTAAAGCCAAAAAATTTGACAATGACGAAAAAGAAATAACTGAAGATAATATTGAAAAATTAATTGTAAAAAATCTGCCTAAAAATTGCTTGTTAAAAAAATTTATTCAATGCGATATGCCAAAATATGAAGAAATAGTACCAGAAGATATCAATTCATTTTCAAGAGCAAGTGGTTCTGTTCCTTCAGATAAGCATTATACGGAAAGATTGTATATGCAGCATTATTCTCTTCATAAAGCTTTCTGTTTGATTGACGAAGAATATGATTGTGTGATAAGATATAGATTGGATGGAAACACAGAATATAAAATTGATTTAAATAAATTTAATTTAAATGAGGCCATTTACATACCTGATAGTATGAGATTTTCTGAATATCGTGATTTTTGTCCGGAAATTAATGACCAGTATGCAATTGGAAGTATGAAATCTATGAAAGTTTATTTCGATCTTTATAACAAACTCTCTCAATATATAAGAGAAGATTCAAAATGTTTTCATTTCGAAACAATACTAAGTTATCACATGGTTAAAAATTCTATAAACGTAAAATCGGCTGAATTCCAATACAGGTTAGAAAGGTGAAAAATGAAAGTTGCTATTGTACTTACCGGGCATATGAGGTGTTGGAAACAAGTTTATCCAAATTTCAAACAACGTCTTGTTGAGAGGTATGATCCAGATATTTTTATTGAGACATGGGAAGATGAGGCGTATTGGGATCCACATAGTCAACATGGAATAGTTAAAGATGCCCCAAAAGTAAACTTTGACGATCTAAGAAATATTTACAGGCCGATTGCAATGAGATTTGACTCATATGAAAAATATCAAACTTCATTCGAAGAAAGATCAAAGCAATATTCAAACTTCTACCATGTTCCTAAAAACATCATATCAATGTTGTTTAAATTGGGGCGAGGAATTTTAATGTTAGAAGATTATATGTTTCTAACAGGTAAAACCTATGATCTTGTTATAAGAATGCGCCCAGATTTGATTTTTAATGAACCTCTTCCTCAATTCGACCCAAATAAATTTTATACATTAGGATATAGAAATCATATGGGGCAGGGTACCTCAGACATGATTCAAGTGGGCAATTTTTTCACAATAAGTCTTTTTTCTAAATTGTTACATCATCTTCCTCAGATTTATAGAGAAACAGGACTACTTTGCCCACATGTTGTATCGGAACATTTTATAAAAAGATTGGGTTTTCCATGGGAAGAATTCATGATTGATAAAACTATTATGCATACACCTCTCGGTGAATATAAACGAAAGGAGATGTATTTGAAATGAGATACATAGCACATAGAGGTCTAATAAATGGGCCCGATAAGACTCTCGAAAATGATCCGGAACAAATAAAAAAAGTTTTGAACAAAGGTTTTGATTGCGAAATAGATGTATGGGCAATTTATGATAAGTGGTTCCTTGGCCACGATGAACCTCAATACGAAGTACCTGTTAGTTTCTTAGGTAAACAAGGTCTTTGGATACACTGCAAAAATCTGGATGCATTGTATAAACTTAATGACTTACCTATCCATTATGAATACTTCTGGCATCAAAATGACGATTTTACATTAACTTCAGGTAATCTCATATGGACATATCCCGGTAAGCATTTAACAAGGAAATCTATTGCTGTATTACCTGAAATAAATCAAGAATATTGGGATTATGTAAAAAGTTTAAATATTTTTGGAGTTTGCACAGATTATGTCGAAAAATTCATTTCCGAAACTAGCTCTTTGCCTGTCGGGTCAACCAAGAAGTTATTTTGATGCGTATCAATATGTTAAAAAGAATCTTTTAGATCATTTCAGTGTTGATGTTTTTGCACACTCTTGGAAAAGTTCAAATCAATTAAATCAACTAAAAATATATGAAGAAATAAACGCAATTTATTCTCCATTGCTGTTATTGTTTGACAAGCCTTTGAATACCAACATCAATAGTGATATGTTAGTCACTAATTCGTCACATCCAGCAAATTTCTGTACCTCGATGTTTTACTCGATACAAAAGGCTGACCATTTTAGGGTTGTCACCGAAGCTACTTTGAGTAAAAAATATGATTTCGTAATTCGAAGTAGATTTGATTTGGCCTTGAATTCTGTTATAGATTTCACAAAATTAGAAAAAGGTAAAATTTATGTTTCAAAAGATGGAGACGGTCCAAATCCTCTGTTAAACGATCAATTTGCAATAGCTGATCCAGATACAATGAACATATACTCCAGCACTTATCTTTTCCTGAGATATCACTATGATAGAGGTGTTCCACTTTGTGGGCACTCTATGTTGGAAGCACAATTGAAGTTGTTTAATATTCCTGTAGAAAGGATTGACATTAATCACCCATTTCAAGACGGTAAGTTTAATATAGGAAGGCATTCACTTATCAGATCAGATATGGACAAATGGGTGGATATTAAAATCTGGGGTTACTAAATACCAAATAGTCGCAGTGTACTAAAATCGAGGTATAATGATTTCGTTTTCAAAATTCTTACTGGAACAACAAGATCCAGAAGAAGGCGCAAGCCGCCAAATAAAACACTTAACACATGTTGAAGACAGACCTCTCCAAACAGGAGAGAAAGGTGCTTTGCGCTCTCTATCCGTTCTAAAAGCTGCTGCTGATCACATTGCTTCAGGTAAAAAAAGCTCAGAATTGACAACAAAATATGATGGTTCTCCTTCAATCGTTTATGGGCATCACCCAGACAGTGGTAAGTTTTTTGTTGCATCCAAGTCAGCTTTCAATAAAACACCTAAGATTAATTATACCGAAAACGACATAGAAAAAAATCACGGGCATGCACCTGGGCTTGTTGAAAAATTAAAACACGCTTTGAGGCATTTACCAAAAACAACTCCAGAAACAGGAGTGTATCAAGGTGATATGATGTTTTCACCTGAAGACAAAAAAACTTCCAAAACAGGTGGTGTGTCTTTTAATCCTAATCCATCAGGTTTAACCTATACTGCACATGGTGATTTAGGTAAAAAAGCTAAAAGAGCAAAGATTGGTGTCGTAACTCATATAAAATATGAAGGAAAAGATTCTGGTAGTTTAAACGCCTCGCATAAAGTTGACCATGAAAATTTTAAAGAACATTCTGATGTTTTTACTGTAAATCCTCAGATGGACACCTCAAAGGTACATTTTGGTCCAAAAGAAAGAGCAGAGTTCAATAAACATATAGCAGCCGCAGAAGCCGTACATAACACTCACGGTGATGACATGTATGCTGGAACCAGCACACACCATGGTATAGGTGGGCATCTTGAGTCCTACATAAATCATACTGTAAGGAGTGGTGAAACACCGAATCATCAGAACTTCAAAAATTGGCTAGAAACAAAGAAAAATAAAGAAATTGATAAGCTAAAAGTTGAAAAAAATAAAAAAGCAAAGTCAGAAGAATTAGGAAAAGAGCTTTCAAAGATAGAATCAAACAAAAAACATTATAATAATTTATTTAAAATTCATGGGCACCTACAAAAAGCAAAAAATGTTCTTATTAATGTTATGAATCAGCATCAACAATTTCAACACCAACATGCAGGCGAGAATGCTAATCCTGAAGGATATGTGTTTCACCATAAAAACGACACCGATAAATTTGTAAACAGACAAGAATTCTCCAAAAGGAATTTTGAGGGAATAAGAAACATATGAAAACTTTCCTAGAAAAAGTGGAAGACGATAACAGAACTGAAAAGCCAGTTGTAATGGCTTTCGGGCGCATGAATCCACCAACAATCGGGCATGAAAAATTAGTAAATAGAGTACGAGATATTGCTCGGGATTACAATGCGCCGCATCACATAATCTTATCACATTCAACGGACTCAAAAAAGAATCCCTTACCTGTCAACAGAAAACTGGTACATGCAAAAAGATTTTTTCCTGGAGCAAACATAACATCTTCAAGTAAAGAGTTTCCGACTTTCTTACAGCATGCCGCTAGATTGAATCAAATGGGTCATGATCATTTAATCATGGTCGGAGGTTCAGACCGTGTTGATGAATACCATGAAAAACTTCATCAGTATAATGGCAAACTTTACAACTTCAAAAAAATAGAAGTTAAGTCTGCCGGAGAAAGAGATCCTGATGCAGAGGGTATTGAAGGTATGTCTGCTTCTAAAATGAGAGAGCATGCTAAAAACAATGACTTTGCATCCTTTAAACAAGGTGTACCTGCACATTTACCAGAAAAACATGCGAGAGAACTATTTAAAGATGTTAGAGGTGGAATGGGTATACATGAAGATGTAAATCATGGCTTGTTTAAAGCTATATTTGTGACAGGAGGTCCAGGTTCTGGTAAAGATATTATCATTCGTGAATGCATATCACAGCAAAATGCAGTCGAATTAAACGCCACTTTAGCCATCTCAATATTGAATGATAAACACAAATTATATGAACAAACCAGTGATATTCGCAGAGAAGCAATACGTAAACGTAGACCGTTAATTATAAATGGAACAACAAACGAAGAATTTAAAATTGTAGAGATAAAGAATGAATTAGAAGAATTAGGTTATGAAACAATGATGGTATTTGTTAATACCACAAATGAGTCTTCGAAAAAAAGAAATATGAGCTTGACGCGAATGATGTTAGAGTCTGTTCGTCAAGAGCGTTGGGAATTAACTCAGATTATTGCCGGAAAATTCAAAAATATTTTTACAAAGTTCATCGAATTTGACAATTCAATTGATTTAAAAGAATGCACTGAAATTGAATTGGTTAAAAAAGAAGAGGATATTACTCTAGTAAACGAACTGACAAATTGGTTTTTTGATATTCCAGTCGAAAATGATATTTCGAATAAATGGTTGATGAGAAATAAAAAAATCAACATGAACAGTTTATTCGAACAAGCTTTCTTAAAAAATAATATGGGAGAAAATTATGTTTCAAAAAATAAAACAAATAGCAAGACTTTTAATGCCGAAGCAGAAAAGTGCACCTGTGGAACCTCAAAGGCACCCTCTAGACTCTTTAGTGGATTCCCAAGAAAGAAAGGTCAACGCATTCTTGACAACATCTGCCCCTCTTGCCAACTCACAGCCAAAGCAGGAAGAATCGATGATGTCCGTGACGGAGATATCGCGTCAAACACCAAGTACACCTTCAGAACCTATCACGAAGGAAGTCAGCCAACCTCTCCTACAGTTACAAGAGCCCCAGAAGCCAAAGAAACGAAGTTCCAACAAGACGCAGACAAAATCAAAGCCAAGAAACAAAAGGCAAACAACTCAGAAGCAGGGAAAGTAATGAAAGTTTCGGGTATATCACCCGAGTATGATACACGAGGTTCAGGTACCGTATATCCAATGTCTGGGCTTGGAATGGTAACATATAGAGAACAAAAAGAAGATAAATATACCAGTGCCGCAGAGGTAAAGCAAAAATCTTTTAATAAATTTAGAAAAGAAGCAATTGATTCTCCTGGCATAGATATGGGTGTCACTGGTACAGCCCACGGGCCAACTAATAAAGAACCTTTAGAAACTTTAAATAAGATTGAAACAAATCCTATAATAAAAAAGAAGAAAAAATGAAAAGTTTCAAACAGTTTATCAGCGAAGAAGTAATAAATGAAGCCACACCTGCTTGGCAAAGGAAGGAAGGTAAGTCCCAATCTGGTGGGTTGAATAGAAAAGGTATTGCTTCATATCGAAGAGAAAACCCAGGTTCAAAGCTTTCGATGGCAGTTACAACTAAACCATCAAAGCTTAAAAAAGGTTCTAAAGCATGGAACAGACGTAAATCATTTTGTTCTAGAATGACGGGGATGAAGAAAAGATTGACTTCTGCTAAAACGGCAAGAGATCCTAATTCAAGAATTAATAAATCACTTAGAAAGTGGAACTGCTAAACGGAGAAAAAGATGTTCACAAATAATAAATTTGCCAAAATGGATTCTATTGCGAACCTGGTTAAAAATATCCTTGAGGCCGACACAAAGGCTAAAATGGAAGAATTAAAAGGTAATCAGCATAAGATCGATAAGAATAAGAATAACAAAATCGATGCACAAGATTTTGCAATTCTCCGTGGGCAGAAGAAGGGTATGAAAAAAGAATCCGAACAGGTTGATGAAGCAAGTCATCAAGCTAAAACTACAATGAAGCATATCACCAAGCCAACAGCAGGGGAGAAAAAGGCTTCAAAAGATATTAAGCCAGGAGTAGCCGGTTATCGTGATCGGATTGCAATGCTTAAATCTGCTGAAGCTCGTGGTGCTTTGAAGAAAGAAGAAGCAGAACAAGTTAATGAAGCAAGAGTCAAGGGCAAAGGTTACGATAACCCTGAAAATGAGCGCAAAGCTCCTGAGGGTCATGTATCAATGACAAGTTTAATGCCTGGGCACGATGAACGTGCAGCCAAGTTTCTAGCTCGTCAAGCTAAAGGTAAATTGGTTAAAGGTAAAGCACAAAGCGCACCACAAAAAGAAGAAACTGATCCAAATAAAACCACCACAGATACATTGAAGGGTAGAGAAAAATCCTCCTCTAATCCTTTCCTTTCAAAGAAAGTTATGATGGATGTTCCTGATAATGTCAAAGAAGAAGTGGAACAGGTTGATGAACGTAAAATGACAAAGCCAGAAGCAGCAGAAAAAGAGCGTATCGTAAAGGGTATGAAAAAGAGTCTTGCTGGGTTCAAATCTCGTTACGGAGAAAGAGCAAAAAATGTGATGTATGCAACGGCCACCAAGCAAGCCATGAAGTCAGAGGAAGTTCACGAAAAAAAAAAGTAAATGAATCCGAAGACAAATTCTTAGGTGCTGGTTTAAAAAGAGCGGTTAAAGGAGCAGAATTTCGAAAGGAGCTTGGGCATGAAGACCGACCAGCGCGTCGATCAAGCCGTAGTTATGGACGCACAGATGTTTACGGCAATAAAATAGAAGTGCCACATTCTGTTCATATCAACGGTAAAAAGTGGAAGACCTTCGGATCATTCAGTCATGCTAATAATGTGGCAAAAAAGATTAAAGGTGCAACTGTTCATTATGAAGGATGAAGTAAAATCAAAACAAAAGGTGTTTCTATGAGTGAACGCAAAAAACAGATATTTTTAGAAGCAATTAAAAAATCTAAAAAAGAATCTGTTATGGGTAAATTAGCAAACGGTGATACCGATCCGATGGAGCCATGGTCTAAAAAACATGCTCCATTGGATGAAGTCAACACTCAAGTCCTTTGGAAATATATCAAAGCTATGGGTCGTGATCCAAAAACTATACCACTTGCCGACAGACTCAATCTAGCAAGAACAGATAAATTTAAGAAGTTCTCAAGAGATCATGCTAAATTTACAGATGTAGGTGAAAGTGTTGAACAAATCGATGAAGCCGGCACAGGTTTACTTATGTCATTCATCAAAGCAAAGGGATTAGATCCTAGATCGATGGACGGAAATCAGAAAAACAAATATTCAAAATCAAGTGAATATAAAACTTTTAAGCACAGAAGAGTCGAAGCATCCGGTATGGGTGAACGCGGTGAGGATTGGAATGAAGAAAAGAAACCTGTAAAAGAAGCCGTAGATGCAAAAGATACTGTGACAATGGACATTCCATTGCTGATTCGTGTTCTTGAATATGCTCGTGAAGATGCAAAGACAGATATGGATCTCCACAAAGTTGTAGAAAATCTTATCAATATGAGAAAAGACACTTTGACAATGCATGACTATGATTCAATAGTCAGCATCAAAGAAGAAGTTGAAATTCAAGAAGCGTTTGATGGATCGAAAGTTCGTATTCATTCTCCTGGGCACGAAATGCATGGTAAAATTGGTAGAGTGTTTGACCGCCACGAAGATGGTCGTGTAAATGCTCAATTTGAAATGGGGCCTAAAAAACATCAAGTCCGAAACTATACACTTAAACCTGGTCAATTTAAAGAAGTTACAAATGAGGACGTTGAACAGATTGATGAACTTAAAAAGCAATCTGATACACAGGATTTAGATTCACATATTACGAAAGAAGATTTAAGAAAGTGGTTTAATCCAAAACATCCAGAAGGTGGCTGGAAAAGAATCAATAGTAAGGGTGAAGCTATCGGTCCATGCGCCCGTGAGCCAGGTGAACCAAAGCCTAAATGTATGTCTAATGAAAAAAGAGCAAAGCTGTCAAAAAAAGAAAGAGCTTCAGCAGTAGCAGCAAAACGTAAACATGATCCTGTTGCTGATAGAGCAGGTAAAGGTGGTAAACCAGTTAATGTTTCAAACTTTGGTAAAGGTAAAATTTCCGAAGAAGAAACAAATGAAGCTTGCTGGGATACACACAAACAAGTTGGAATGAAGAAAAAAGGTAATAAAATGGTACCGAATTGTGTACCAAAAAATGAAGAAGTTGAAATGATTGATGAAAAGAATTCACCAACAAATCCTAAACTTTGGGCTAGAGCAAAATCACTAGCACGTTCGAAGTTCGATGTTTATCCATCCGCTTATGCAAACGGCTGGGCATCCAAATGGTATAAATCAAAGGGTGGCGGTTGGAAAGCAACAAAAGAAGAAGTTGAAATAGAAGAACAAAGAACATCAAATGATCCACGTAAATCAGGTACTTTTGAAAAGCAACCTGATGGCTCATTTAAGAGGGTCTCAAATCTTGATAAACTCAAAAGAAGATTAATGCAAAAGCATGGTGATAAATTAAAAAAGAAAATAAATGAGGGCATTTATGGTATAGAAGACTCACCAATGTCCGCAACAAATTCTGTAAAAGCT